CAGTCCGATTGGTTTTGGATTCTTGCGCAACTCTGCAAGAGCCGAAGCAGCAGTTTCACGCGCTGCACCAACTGGATTTTTCATAAAACCGCTTACGTCCAGACGCGACATAACAGGCTGCGGATACCCAGGAGTGGGCACAGCGGCTTGTTTCATGTGGCGCCAATAGTCGGCAGCAGTCTCATGGTTTGCAATACCTTTTTCAGTCATTAACTTTTCAATCTCAAGAATTTCGTCATCGGATTGAACATAGCCTTTGTCTTTTAAGGCACTACGACGTTTGTTGAGTTCCTCACGCACGTCACGCTGGCGCAGTTTTTGCTCAAGTTCAGTAACTCGTTGCTCTGCTGCGGACGCACGACGATTAACTTGCTCTTCAATTTCAATTTCAGGAACCGGCAGATCAGGATGAACCTTCTTAGTCAAACGCAAAAATTCTTTGCGAGTAGTAGGGTCCTCCGACAAACGCTTAGAAAGCGCCGCCAATTCTTCAATCGCTTCTGGAGAATAGTTTTCAAGACTCATGGTTTAGCCCCTTTCGTCAATCAATATACTTTTTTGGTGTCGCCTGGCTTGCTCATAGTCATGCCATTGCGCTTACCAGTCTTGGACGCGTTATCAAGACCACCCATTTGTGAAAAACGAGGGGTATTGACCACTTGACCATTATTCTGCGAATTGTCGGTAGGACGACGAGGTTGCAGCGCACCTTTCGGTTTGAACAGTTCCATTTATATCTCCTTACATGGGTAATGGGGGTGCGGACGATCCCGCGACAGGTGCCATCATCGCTGACCTTTGACCGGGCGTGGCACCACCCGCTTGCGGCAAAGTTTGAATCATCTGAAGAATCTCGGCAGGAATGAGTTGGCGAGTCTCAGACTCACGCTCACCAAAGCGGCGAGTAATTTCGGCAACGACCTTTTCAATTGTCTTGCCTTCAGGTGTAGTGGGATCGAATGCGCCCATTGACTGCTGAAGCATGTCTAGCGCCATCATAATGTTGAGTCTTGCCTTTTCTTGTTCACCTTTCTTTTCTTCAGGTGTTGACATAGGCGAAGCCATAGGTGCTGTGTTCTCAGGCTGATCAAAAGCAGGCGGCGTGGGTGCATCAGCGGCAGGCATTGCGCATTGTCCCTGTTTTAGCATGTCCATCATTTCCTGCGGATTCACTGCCATAAACCTCTCCTATGGATACATAACACTAGATACATTTTAACTATCATGTCAACTACAAAAAAGGGGCAAAATGCACTGCCCCTCAAACTCATTTGCGCTTTTGCTCGCGCATTGGAGTCTTTTTCATAGGTTTCATAGGTTGTTTCATAGGTGTTTTACCGTACATATCATCCTCTCGACGTTGATCTATAACCATTGTTACGTTGCATCGCACCTCTCGGCTGGCTTCTCACATACGACATGGAAGGAGGCGCTTTTTCCTGCCGAATGTCACGCTCTTGCATGCGCGGCTGATCGCCGGACTTAACCATGCTTTGACTGTTCATTGATCCTGAAGACTGGTTCATTGCACTGCCCTCAATTGTGGTTGGGCAGGTTCGCCTGCCGGAGCGCCGGAAAGGTCCATATTTGCAGGAGTTTCCGGTGTTGCTGGCGCTTGAGGCATGTTTGCAGAAGCAGAGGCTTGCATTGCAGCCTGCTCCGCAGCCATAGCGTCGGCACGTTTAATGTCTTCAATCAAAGCCTCTTTCATTGGAGGCTCAATCAATTCAATGAGGCGTGCCTTGCTGATAGCCTGGGCATTGAATAGGCTAAATGCAAGTTCACGGGCGTCTTCCATAAAGATCGGGCTATTAGAGTGAGCATCGACCTTGACGGTAAAATCAGTCGTAAACTGCGCGGCAATAAACTTGTTGCCATCCACGTCCACATAAGCCGTGTCGTCATAAACCTGCATCATCTTGAGATACATGGTTGCGACTTTTTCAAGGCTGTCCTCAACAATTAGGGCGCGTTTTTTGGCTCGGCTAGAACCCAAGCGTGCCAATTGGCTTGCATGTCCAGCAGATCGAACGCCAGTTTCGCCACGACCTTGCAGCACACTGACGATACCGCTTGCCTCGGCAAACATATTGTCAATCTCAGCAATCTCACGGAAAAGATCATTAGGCAGATCAGGAGAAAACTGCTCGACTTTAGCGTTAGGCATGTCCGAAGAAATCAAGCCGCCAGCACGGTTCAATGCAAAATTCTTTTCGTCCAGGATGCCGGTAAAGCCCATAATGGCTTTAGGCGGATTAACCTGTTTGTCTAGCAATTCTAGGATTTGACCGGTGCGTTTATTGCGCATGTCTTGCAGGAAGACTAGGCGCTGCACCTCGGATTGACCCCAGTAGTAGTCGTATTGCGGGGATGGGCAGATTTGTACAAAAGGCTGCTCACCTTCAAGGAATAGACTCTTAGATGCTCTGTCGTAAATGACGACGTTTGGATCAGCAATTGTGACGCAAACATAGTCATTCAATTCGTCGTCAAAAAGCCATAGTTCATACATTTTGACGGTAGGCTCACCGATGCGAGGCACATAGGTGTTGGTGCCAGCAAGACTCATCATCACGTTACCGTAGATGGTCGGATTGATCGCGGAAGTCACTACGCGCTCAACGCCTTCAGGGTATTGCTTTGTTTCTTGCTCGGCATAGGAAAGACGGTTAATAATCTCGTCGCGTTTTGGATGCGCCCACAAACGTGAGTACAGTTCGCTGCGAGTCATAAAGTATTCTTGGACCATCGCCTCTTGGCGGTCTGTGTACGGCGTGTCTTCACGCAAGACGCCAAATACTCCAGGCTCAACCATGTACGGATGAATGCCGTTGCGCCAAATTAGTTTGAGGAATGTGCTGTTGTAGCAAAGCGCCCAGTTCAGGGCTTGACCAAACACTTGATCCGCATTGCTTGCAAGCCAGTAGTCATGCAAACCTTTGGTAAGCGCCGGAATCATTTTCTGATACGACTTGGGCGCGGAAGCACCAATCTCAATAGAGAATCTTGTGGTATCAGCCGAGTACATAAAGGCACTCAGTTGATCAATGTGCGGATAAATTTTATTGAAGTGGGCTGGAGACTCGTCCATCCCTGAACCGTGCAGATAGTAGGAACGCAACGTCGAGTATGTTGCCATGCGCTCATTTTGTGAGACCAAGCATTTCTGCTTCATCTCCATGTAAAACTGTTCGCGCTCGACTGGTTCCTTTGGAATTCTCATTTCTGTATCTGCAAGTTTTCGTGATCTTTCATCACTGAGCCAATCTTAGGTCCGGTAAGTGGGACGCCTGATTGCTTCACGGTATTAAGACCGGAAACAGATTCACCAGCAATTGAATTCAAGTTGTACCCGCCGAGTTCGGCAGGCGATCCCCACCGAGGCGCAAACGGATTGTTTGGCTTCGCATGACGTGGAGGCTGTGCTTCACCTTCCCTGGTAGTTTTTATGTCTCCCATCTTGAAATCCAATGCGAGTTGATTAAGCGTTTTGTCATTATGCTTTGTTTTTTCTGATTTGACACCTGGTGCCTTCAAAAAAACTACATGAACGTCTGTGCAACCAGCGGGACACACCGACTCATAGGATTCAAAGAAACCATGTACAGGACATTTGTAATCTTTTAATACAGCCATGTTAACCTCTCTTCTTATTTAGCAGTTGTTCAGCAGAGTAATTCATCTTATTAACGGGCTTTACAGATAGAGAGAACCCATCATTGCTTCTTTCTATCGAAATGCCGCGCTTCATAGGAATCTTGTATTCGCTTGACGGATGGAAGTCCAAGTACTTTCGACCCGCTATGTCCATGCGCAAGCCTGCCTCGCCCTTCTCCAGTGCCAGTAATGCCTTGCTGAGTTTGCGTTGGCTTAGTTCAGTGATCGGAATTGAACCTTCCAAACACATTTTTTTCAGGTTTCGGTAGTCAATGCAGGCAAAACGTGAGAATTCCTCCATCGAAAACCCCCGTTTTCGGTCCGCATTCATGTTTTGGATGCGTAATTCGATCTCTTTGATGGTTAGGACT